AGATAAACATACCTTTTACAGATAAACAAATGCCAGTTCCCGAGCCTGAAATCTTGGTAACTGCAACTACAACTGCGGTTGTATCCGTAGCAGCCACTCTTACAGCAACCGCAGCATTTAAATGGGTTGTAACTGCAATGAAACCTATACTTAAAACAACATGGAAGAAGATAAGGTCATCAAAGGGCAACCAAAAAGTTTCCTAAAAAAACTAAAAGAAAATGTGGACGATCACGAAGAACAGATGGCAATACTCGGTGCAGCAGTGCGCCTTGGAGTTGTTATCTGGAGTGGATTTATTATTACCTTAAGTTATGTCGAACTGCCAATGATTAAAAAGTCAGCTACAGCAGGCGATATCACGTTCGTAGCCTCGATTTTTACGGGCGCACTTGCCACGTTCGGTTTGTCTACGGGAAACGGTAACGGAAAAAGAAACGGAAACGGCGAAACTAAACCAAAACCAAAAGCATGAAAAAATTAATTCTGCTTTTAGCTCTGTTATCACCCAGCATAGCTAGAGCCAACACAGTTACTCCTCAGTTCACAACAGGGAGTATGACCTCAAATACAGTCACAACTCAGACTATAAAAGAAGTCACAAAAAAAGAAGTGATGGGTGCTGCTGTAAATACATGGTCAGGCACTAACGTTACTGCTGATGCAGATATTGCCGGTACAGGTACTAAATTCTCCATCAAAGACGACACAAAAGCTTGGCAGTTAGAAACAACTTCTAGAGCTGCGGGAATTATAGAAAAATGGGATGTCACCACAGATTATACAATCAACTCCACTACAAATACCTTCTCTGTCTTCTCACAATAGGCAGTCCGGTATTTGCAGAAGAAGTCAATAATAATAGCAATCCTGTGGCTGCTGCCACTGGAAATGTAACTAATCAAGCCGTCCAATTTCAAAATAATGGAGCACCTTCGAGACAACAATTTGCTCCGGGAACTTCATGTAATGGAAGCACTATGACGTTTAGTCCATTTTATATGGGCAATGATACGGCACCTGAAACTGAAGACGGATATGTAAAAAATCAGAACTGGGGGTTTCAAATAAATTTCTCAGTTCCATTAAATAGAGATTTAACAAAACAATGTGAGCGTATTGGTGCATTACATGAACGCAATATGAAACTCTCACAAGAAATGACTCGTGCACTGAAATGTGCCGAACTAATGCGTAAAGGATTCACCTTTCGCCCACAGACAGACTCGGCAAAATTATGCCAAGACGTCGTACCTATTCAATTAACTAAAAAAGAAAAAACAAATTAAACTATTCTAATGAGCACACTAACACTACAATGGGAAAGAGAAGCTAAAGCTAAAGTAGCCGCAGCTAAAAAGAAAGCACCTAAAGCTAAAGCTAAGAAAGAGGAGGTTAAATAATGTTTGCACTTATTAAACCACTTGTACTTACAGGATTAAAAAGCGACAAGTTTAAAAAGTTTGTAGTTGAACTACTAGAAAAGCTAGTAGAGCAGAGTGATAACCAGCTAGATGACAAAGCACTAGCAATAGTTAAAAAAGGGTTAGATTTATAAATGGAAAAACCCACCCGATGGATTATTGATGACTTTTTACCAGAAGATGAGTTAGAGGTAATGGAAAATGGTTTATATCATTCAGACTTTCCTTGGAAAACTTTATATGGTGTTGTCAACAGATACGATGGAGAAAAGAGAATGGCCCATACGTTATATAAGGAACCTAGAAGGAGTGATTATTTTTATAACTTTGAACCTATATATAGAGAGCTAAATCTTGCGTATGTTCTAACAGCTAAGATAAATTTAGATATTAAACAAGATAAAACTTATACCTTTCATGTAGATAGCGAAATCTTTAAAAAATATAATCCAGTCTTTTTTACAGGTATTTTTAACTTTACTAATTGTAATGGTGGAACACTTTTTAAAAAAGATAATAAATTTATAGAATCTAAAAGAAATAGAATGGTTATATTTAGTTCTTGTTTTGAGCATGCTGGTGTATGCCCAACTAACGAAACTTTTAGATATGGATTAAATATTAACTGGATTGGTGAAAAACCAGTTAGAGGAATAACTATTTAAAAAATAATGGAACAACTAAAGAAACTACCTAAAAAAGCAACCGAAGAGAGTTTTAACGAGCTACACTATCTTGTTACAGAGGACTTTTTACGTAGAATAAGAAGCGGAGAAGCGACTACACAAGATTTAAAAGCAGCTTGCGACTGGTTAAAAACCAACGACATCACAGGTGTAGCTTTTGATGGTAGTCCTTTAGATAAGCTTAACAAACTTCTACCTACTGTCGACCCTGCACTTGTTAAGAGGAAAGTATATGGCAAAAACGTCTGAATACTACAAGAAAAACCCAAAGGCTGCTGCTAAACGTAGAAAGCAACAGGCTAAATACAATAAAACAAGAAAAGGTCTAGCAATTAGAGTCAATGCAAACAAACTTAATAGAAAACTTGGTACATATGGCAACCGTGACGGAATGGATGCCGCCCATTATAAGGGTAGTAAAACCCGTGGCAGAA